AGATAAGAACTCCGGCTGGTAAATTTAACCTTTCTGCTAATTTTTGTGCTTCACCAGTTTTATCTGGATCTAAGGTAGAAACTGTATGTAAAATTTGTTTTAATTTTTCTTCTCTTTCTTTATTTTCTTGTTCAAATAAATCATCAAATGGATTTTTTTGACTATAGTTTTGACTTGGTGCTAGTTCATTTAATTCATCAAATGGATTAGTAGGCATTACTGCTCCTCCTTATATGCAAATGCTTCATTTACATTTTTAGGTTGACCTTTGCGTACAAAATAATCTGCAATATTTTTTTGCGTAACAGGTTTATTTGCTTTGCGTAAAGAATCTTGTATTAATTCCAATACGTCATCATCAATTTTACTTGTAAATACTCTTACGTTTTCATCTTTATAAGGTATATCAACATATACATCTTGTAATCTATCTTGATCAACAAAGAATATATTTTTATCTTCTGTATCACCGCCACCAATAAATCCTAAAAACGGATCATTATCAATATTTACATTATCTAATAAGACAGTATTAAGTGCTGTTTGTTTTTCTGCACGAGTTAATTTTTTTCCTTTAATTATTTGTTGTGCGTTAATTTCATTTTTCCATGCTTCTTGTATTGCAATATATCTTTCTTTTTTTTGTTTATTTTTTGATGTATGTAATTTACCCATGTCATATTTGTTTAATGTATTTTTTAACATTGTTACGTCAGATGTAACTGCAATAATGTCAGCATTACTGCCACCTTGTAATTTTTCTCCTTCTGCTAAAAATTTTCTGTAATCTGATTTAGATAATGATCCTCTGTATTTACCTAAATTTTCTGGCAATATTTCTGTAGGATTATCTAAAAGATATGCGTATGTGTTTGTATCAGACTCTTCTGGGTGTCCATTTTTTAAAAGACGTTGATCTTCTCTTGTAAAATCTTCTATATCAATACCGTTGTCTGCTAACTGAGTCCATGCATTGTTTTCTGAAAATGCAATTTCTTTTGCTGCTTCTAAATTAGCGTCATAAATTTCTTCTTTACCTTCTTTTTCAGCTTTGTAATTTCTTTCTAGTTCTGCTATTGCGTATGTAAGTTGATCTTCGTCTTGTATAGTGTCTTTTAATTTTTTTGTTAAATCTGCTAATAATGGCATTCCTGTTTTTTCATCTGTTCTATATGAAGGCCCATCGTTAGGATCATAATCATAATTAATATCTGATTTTAATATTTGCAAATCATTAGCAACCATTGACGCAAAAGGATTATCTGCCCCTATTTTGTTAGACATATCTTCATTTGTGTAACCTATAACTTTATCAATTAATTTTGCATTAAATTCTTTTGCATAAGTAGGATCATTTTTTATACGTTCTAAATCTATACCTTCTGCAACTAATTCTCTTTTTGCTTTTGAAAAAAATGCATCTGCTTTTTTTATACCTAAATGTTTACCAACAAAAAGATGTATTGTTTGATGTTGTGGTGGTAAACGTAAACTAGAATCTTCTTGATAATACTTAGATGTATTTTGTACTTGCTCTAAAAATTCTTTAGCATCAGATTCATTTAATTGACTAGTATCTATTTCATCAGGTCTAAAACCATATTTAACAGTTCTACCAGTACCATCATCAGTATGATTAAAACTATCTAATGAAAATAATTTATTTGCTTTATCTGGAAATGAACCGCTATTAGTATCACCACGATCTGTAAATACTGCATTTGCTTTTATTTCACCTTTTTGTTTGTTGTAACCAGTAAGAATTTTTGAAGCATAAGTATTGTATGTTGCAGCATTAACTCTACCTGCATCAGTTTCACTATCTAAATATGCTTTAGCATCATCAAAATCTTTCTTTGCAATCATTTGATTCAAAGTAGATACGTTAATTTTATTTATTACCTTTTGTATTAGCCCTGCTCTTTGTGAACTGTTTTCTGGCCAACCTTTATTGTCTGCATATCTTGCAGCTAATAAAAGACTTATAGCTTTGTGTTTACTAAATTCACCAGAACCATCATGCCAATCTTCATAATTCTGCCCAGTTGTATCTGCAACAATATCTATTTCATTTAAAAATTCATTGTCACGATATTTTGTAAATTCTGTAATTTCATGTTTAGTCATAAACATATTGGCAGAATTTAATGTACTTGCTGCTTTTGTTTTAAACAATAATTTCTGTGTATTGTTTTCTAACGATTCTTCAAACTCTTCTGATAGCTTTACAAGTTCAGCTTTTGTCTGATCAAGAACACTTATAGGATTATCATCATCGTCATATCCAACTGTTTTTATAGCATTTTCACCTTCTAAAGATGCATATTTTAATTTAGTTTCATTTACTTTAGCTATATATTCATTGTGTTTTTGTGTATATACTGCGTCATCTCTTTCATCTTGTAACTTTTGTGCAACGTCACTTATTTGTTGCCCTAATTGCATTTGGCCTTTTGCCAATTTTCCTAATGCTTCGCTTTTTTCATCCGACATTTGCTGGATGCTGCCACCCTGCAACATGGTAGGTGCATTACTTTCTAGTTGTACTGTTGGTACTTCTAAAACCATATTTATTTACTCCAATGTCTACTACTTGCAAGTTGCCCTATAACACCACCTGCTCCTGTCATTAACGTACTACTCATGTTTAAAAACGGACTAACAGCACTGGCAGAAGCAAACATATTACCTGCTGATACGCCTAACATATCTGATTGAATATTGGCTTGCACTCCTCTCATACGCATATTTCCTACAGCTTTTACCTTATTAACATTAATAGTTAGCCTATCTATTTCATCCAATACTTCCTGACTTACTTCTATATCTCTAGAACTACCAACACCAGCTACACCTCCCCTTGCTGCCATTGACGCTCTTCTTTGTCCTTTTTTTATTCCCTGCGCTAAAGACTTAAGTTGTGTTTGTTTATTGTATTGCCTTGATATATGCTGCGCTTGACTTTCAATAGATTTGGCATTTATTTTTGCCATATATTGTTGATGCTCAAATTGTAATGCCTGACTTTTTAATTGATTTTTTCTAAATTTGCCTTGAAAATAACTAGCTACACCTCCAGAAATCAGACCACCTACTGACATTACATCGCCAAATTGTCCAAATTTCTTTTGCCATGACATCGTTGTACTTACCTCAACACATCCTTATTTTTTAGTATACATACACTTTATCTGTTTACGGTCACACTATCCACCAATTGCTACTTCAATTGTCATTCCTACAACTGTTAATGGTAATGGATCTGTTTGTCGTACAAATATTTGACCATTATCTTGCCATGTAGGAGTAAGCATAATTTTTATATCTTCTGTTTTTAAACGTGGTGGCGAACCATAAGGTTCATCAGTACGTTGTTTTGCTTCTACTAATTTATCTGCACTTGGCCCTGCAAAAATTCCAGAAGATTCTAAAACTCTTAACCAAACATGATTAATATTTTTTACACGACCCTGACCAAATGCTTCTGCTTGCAATGACATTGGCATTGTTTGTAAATCGCTTTCATATTCCAAACCTATATGTACAACGCTAGATGCACGATCTAATGTAATAGTTCCACTAGATATTGTTTTTTGTGGATGTACAGCACCATCAGCTAAAATACTAACTGTTTTACCTTCTAAATAATTTAATCCTGATATAACATTTCTTGCTACTTCAAATGTTGTTATAGCAGTATTACGCAAACTTGCTGGTAAATCTACATCTAGTTTTACTGTTGCTACAGTTGCATTTGTTGTAGCAGTAATATTACAACGATAATAATTTGTACCACTAACTAAAACAATTGCATCGCCTACATCATCAACATTAGGAGGTGCATTAAATAAATTATAATTAGCAGTTATAGTAACGCTTTCTCCTCTTGTATAATTTGTACCGTTAGATATAGTTACAGTGCGACTAGCGTCTGTATTTGTGCCGTCATATGTAGAACCTGCGTCAACAAAAAATGCATCTCGATCTTTGTCATACAATCTTGATCCCATACGTTCAATAAATTTTTTTGTTGCTCCATTAATAGTTCTTTTTATAACGCAATAAAGTGCATCATCATTTCCTTCTGAGACAGTTGCAACGCTTTCAAATGTACCGTCAGTATCGTGTTGATGCCATGCTCCAATAGTTTGTTCTGGTACATATGTAAAACCTAATAATTTACCATTACTACTTATAAACCAAACTATAGGAATAGGAGATTTAGCTAACGCCATATCTGTAACAGTTAAATTGTCAAACAAATGTGGCGCACGCAATGATAAATCACCTGTTATAAATCCATTAGCTTGCCAGTTATAACCAAGTTCTCTAACGTGACCACCACGAGAAGATGCATAAACCATACTGTTATTAACAATTACTGGTTGTGCGTTGTTAGCACCTACATACGATTGTGGTTTTACAGATATAGATGAAGGTGTTATAGCGTCACTGTTAATTGATGACACTCGCCATTCTGCTGACCCTGTAAGCATGAGTAAGTTTGTTAATGGAACAATGTGTCTTATAGTATTTGCTTCACGAGCAGCAACTCGAAACTTAATTCGATCATCATCTCGTATAGGTAATCCAAAAGATAAATTACTTTCAGTACCTGATTTTGTCATTAATATAGTTTGCGGTTCATTATTTGTTCCAGCAAAAACTCTACGTTGTTCAAAATAAGATACAGCACCGGGATAATTATCTGTTGATTGAAATTCGTTTTCGTATATAGGTGGTGTACGAGAAAAATTTGGTGCAATGTTTGCGTCTATAATACTTGTAGCAGTTGTTTCGCCAAGAAATCCATATATACCAGCTTGTTCTTTATATACTCTGTATTTTGATGCGCCAGCAACAGCACCCCATGTAATAGTATTTTTTGCACCTGTTACATAAATATTATTATCTACAGAACTAGCAGATGATTGTGAACTTTCATCTATTAAATTACTTGCCACTGCTGTAACTACATATTCGTGTGCTTCGTAAGTATCTACGTTTGTACTGCTTGAGGATGGTATATACGCAACTACACTTGATATTGTTGGTGATGGTAAAGGACTAGCAAAATTAATAGTTTTAAGTTCCCATTTTGTTGCACCTAATCTTCTTAATTCTCTTGGCGCATGATTAGGATGCACTAATGTCATAACGTCAGCAGATTGTACATAATGCACATCAAACAATTCTGCTTCTTGATATGGATGAGGTACTTCATAAATATTAGGACTTGTTGGCAATGGATACCAATTAGTTGCGTTTGGTGGCTGGCTATTAGAATGCGCTGTTTTAGCGTAATAATTAACGCCACCTTGTTTTGCTATATCGCCAATTGCATAATTAGTACTATTACTCCATGCTGAACCATCAGAATATGATAATGGTTGACCTTGTGCATGAAACCTAAAATATTCATGGCCCATTTCTATAATCATTGTCTGCACTGTAGAAAAAGTAAAAGATAATAACCTAACTGGTTTTGTACTATCTTTTACTTCTGCTACATATTTAAAACCTGCTCTGTTTTCTGCTGGCCCTTGTGGTTTAGCAATAAAATTACGCATTGTTGCTGCACCTTGCTGAAACTTGGCATCATCAATACGTCCAAACATTTCTGGTGATATTTCACCTCCAGAAAAAGATCTATAAAACGTGCGTGTAACTGGCATTGTTTACCTCCCAGATGTCCAAGGCACAATATGTTCTATTGTTATATCTCGATGTAAATTGTCTGCTTGTTTTGCACTTGCCAAGTAACCCATCATCATTTGTGTAGAACGTTTTGCTTCTGCCATTCCTTGATCACCTTTTATTATTGGCCCTGCAAGCATAGATGCCAAATGCCATGACAACGTAACAACAAACAAAGGAGAAAATAATGATGCGTCAGTAACAAATGCCTGATACCTTAACATTGCATTTTCTTGGTTTGTATAAATATATGCTCCTTCTACTGCAAATTGTTGTGGCGTATATTGACCAGCTACTATTGTTGGCGCATAGTTAGATGTTATACCACCGGGAGTATCACCAGCAGACATTCTTGTAGCGTAATCGTTTTGTGCTGATGGGGATATTATTGCTACAGGTGACATCATGTCAGCAGGTGCTGCGTATGCATAATCCCATTGATCTAAAGTATTAGTTGTTAATGCTAAATTTTCACGTTTGGAAGCAAAATTCCATGTGTGCATTTCTAGCAATGTATTTCTTGCTATCGGATAAAAACGTGCAGCTTTCTCTGCTTGCGCTGATCCTTCTGGTGGGGATAGCGTAGCGATTGTTGCATCATCACCCAAATGAGCTAGGGCAAGGTTGCAAATATCGATTTCAGTTGCCATAACATCTCCTAAAAAAAGAGGAGGTTAGCAGTATTACCACTAGCCCTCCAGTAAAAAATAAGAAAACTAATGCCTATTTATTAGCTGCTTCAAGTTGACTTATCAGAGTTTCTTTTGTTTGTCTTCTATCTAGTTCAATACCGATAGAACGACCAAACACTTCAAGTTCTGCCTTAGTCATTGATTCATAATCAATTGATTGAGTAGCTGGCTGAACATCGTCTGACGGTACGGTTGTGTTTGACGTCACAGGTAGATCAGGTTCAGTTCCACCAACTAATTCAATATTACTATTGAACTCTCCATTGTATTCAAACTCTTCATCAACTTCTCGCATGGATTGACCAACGAAACACTTGACTTTAGCTTTGTAAATAGGCATAGATTCTCCTTATTAAGCTACGGTAAAACCAGAAGCATACTC